CAAATGCCAAAGCGTTCCAGCCACCGATCTGATTATCGGAAGCATCAACACCTCTACCGGTCCAAAGAATTCCGTCTTCCGACGTGGCTACAAAACTATAGTCCTGAGACGAAGCCAAATATGCGCTGGCTACAAATAGACCTTGACCGTATCTAACCTGTTGATATCCTGCGACTGACGATCCATCGAGAGTTCCCATAGTCATCGCTGTCCAGGTAATTCCGTCGAGACTATATGCTCCTGAGTTACTGTCTGTTGCTACCGCAACAAATCTATTATTTCCCCAAGTTACGCTATTCCAGTTTGAATTCGCTGGCATCGCTGCCTGTGTCCAGACTATACCGTCCTCGGAATATTCAACGGCGTTGGCGCTACCATTTTTGACCGCTACGAATCTACCTCTTCCATAGGCAAGAGCTAAAAATCCTGTGGTGTTTAAAGTACCGGTAGTATCCCAAATTTCTCCATCGAAAGAAATAGCCACTGTGGTAGACGAGCTGGAGATCGCTACGAAGCGACCTTCGCCGTAGACCACGGCCCTCCATGCAGTAGACAAAGGCATGGTAGTAGCTGTCCAGTTTATTCCATCCTCGGAATATGCTGCGGCAGCTGAACCGTTTCTCACGGCCACAAATTTCGAAACTTTGGCTGTTGACGATCCGTCTGCAAACAGTCCGTATCCTATGCTACTCCAGTTTCCTGTGCTAGGTAATGACATCGCCGACCAAGTAATTCCGTCATTGCTGTAAGATCCGCCGTTGGCGCTGTCTTTGACAGCTACGAATCTTCCTCCCGAACCATATCCATCTTGTTCAAATTGCAAAATCGCGCCGGTTAACGGACTGACTGCAGTAATGGTTATTTCTAGATCATTGTCGGGTGTTAACCCTCCCAGAGATGTTCCTAGTATAGTTATCGTATCTAATCTATCATATCCTAAACCTGCGGTTTGAAGAGTTGGAATATATTTCCAACCATTTCTCACCACTGTAAACGTCGCACCGGATCCTTCGCCGCTGTAGGTACCCGAAAGAGTGGTGTATACCGCTGTGGTTTCTCCGTAGACTACGCTGTTCCAATTGCCCGAAGAATCTATAGTAGTTCTCAGAGACTGAAATCCTGGCTCGGAGAATGTTATTCTAGGTTCTGCTATATAGGTAGTGGAGGCATCTGGACTGACTATGGTAGTTCCTGGAACGATATGATCCCATCCAGGGGTTCCGTCGCTTTCCTTGACTATTCCTGCTACTTTAGTACCTGCGTTATAGGTATTAACTATACCAAATTGTCCTACTCCTGCACCAGCATTCAGGTATATTTTCATGCCGATATATGCAGTGCTTGGCTCACTGTCTGTAGCAGCCAATGTCACAGAAGTAGATGTTCCTCCTTGTGCAGTATTGGCGTTAGTTAAATATCCTTCACCGCCAAACTGTCCGGAAGAATCATCTCCGAAATCTAGAAGTCTAACTTGGAATACCGCATCATCTCGGAATTCATCTTGGACCACGCTAGCGTTGATACCACCACCTGTCAATGTCCAGTTAACTTCGGTGTAGTCTATACCTGCGTTGTCAAATTCAAAATTCAACAGAGCACTACCGTTAGTGTTAACTTCGGCCACGGTTGCTTTAAACTGGAATCTATTATCTACTACCGCCGTATTTGGTGTTTCTGAAGGATCAACCCCTTCCGCTACAGATCCAAAATCACCATACGAGTTGTTTCCGTTCGTTCCACGGATTCTTCCGCCTTCTGTGGATAGATAACCGATGTGTGAATAATATGTAAACACAGAAACCAGCTCCGCACGTCCATTATTAGCTACCCAAGCACCAATACCATCGCTGATGACCTGTGTAAAGTCGTTGGAAACCATAGAATCGTTTCCACCATTATGTAGTGCGCCATCGATCTTTTGACCTATAGCTGCAAATCCAAAAGTAGTAACACCTTGGATGTACGGTGATCGTGAAATGATCCATGTACGGAAATCATCTGGACCCCATCCGGGATCTAAAGAGCAATAAGCACCGGCCGTAGTTCTCGAGGTTCCAAACTCGTTGATAGGTGTTAGATCTCCATTAAGCCCATCTAATGTCTGATTCCGTATACCTGTAGCATCTCTTAAGAGATACATGTTTTCTTCTTGGCTGCCCAACATAGCGTTGGTATAGTATTGAGCCACCTTTAGAGATTCGTGATTAGATGTGTATCTCAAATCCCACTTTAATGCATCTATATACAATCCCACATCTCTTAAACACAAAGAACTGTTATATACGAATTCTACCCCCATGCTACCGCTGGCAGTAGCCAACGACAACGACGAAGTTGCATATCTAGTTGTGGCTATCGTGAATGTTGTAGAAGAAACTATATTTTGAACATAATAAGTCGTACCAGATGCTATGCCTCCGAACGTAGTTCCTGTAAATCGCACAGCGGCATTGCGAACCAACCAACTGGTATCGGATATAGTGATTAGGTTAGTGGTAGTCGTGGTGTTAGTGGCAGTGTCGCTGAACGTATCGGCAATGTATGCATCGACTTCTGCGGTTATAAAGTTTCTGTTTTCTTCCAGTTTAAGTATAGCATAATCTCTATTTCTAAGTTCTGTTTGGCAAACATCTCCCTCTGAAGATCCGCTATAGATTATATCGTCGAGAAGAGTCATCAATAAAGTAATCCTCGATTGCGCTGTAGTATCACCGCCCACATTAGCCAATGCTTCTGTCTTAGCATTGGTCAATGCATCTCTGGTTATAGTTTTTTGCCCTAACGTGAACACTTCAGATGCTGAGGATCTTAGATATGAATAGGCTGACTTAGTCGTTTGAAAATTGCTGTCAAACATGAAATCAAACATTACTGATTCTAGAATTATTCTCACGTCTCTGATACATTTATTTTGAATGTATCTTATCTTGGTTCTCAGTCCATCAGTGCTTGTGTCGCTGGGGTATGTGTAATTCGCGGTATAGCCTGATGATGTGCAGCTGACAGTGATATCTTCGATATCAATGATGTCGCCTGCTTCTAAATCATGATTAGTTGATGTAGTGATAGTGGCAAATCCAGTAATGTTGTTGTAAACAAAATTGGTTATGACTAGTTCGGTTCCATTATTTTTTCGGACAGAGCCTCCGCTGACATAGGTATGTACTAGGTCGTGCTTACCTACATATATTTCAAAATCATCGTTAGTCAGCCCGGAATTTTCAACAGTGAAATCTGTATGCCAGGCTACCGAATTTAGTTCGTCGATCACTGATTTTACGATTAATTCTTGTGCTGCATCTAAGGCTTGAGCTGCTACGATCAATGCCGTAATAGATGTCACTCCGTCTGTGGCTGTAGGATGATCTACGACATCGCCTACTATAGACAGTCCTGTTCCGTTAGAAAGAGTCGATGGACTTCCTCCGTATTCTGTAGAAATCTTGAACTGTGTTCCGTTAGGCACGTTTACTACCCAGTATTTGAAACCTTTGACTAACCCGTTAGCAGTAGATCTCGGAGTAAACGAATCTCCTATTGCTAAATTATGAGCCGATGTTGTTACTAAAGTATCTGTACCTGTTATTGACGAAACTATTACACTAGGAGCTGCCGATGTTCCACCGTCTACTATATCATAGATGATGTCTAATAGATCACCTATCTGCGTCGATGCACCGGCCGATCCGGCAGTATCTCTAAATTGAGGAATTTCGGTTTGTAACCCCCCTACGGTATTATTAAGTGCTGCTCCTTGCATCAAAGACTTTAGATGTTGATAGGCCGCTAGAGTCGCAGATTTTTCTGAACTGTCAATCATCAGCGCTCCGCCAGGACCGTCAAAATATGCTAGGCCTGCATTTAGACTTTGTGTATTTCCTCCGTAGGTTAAATCATAAACTACCGCATCAACTATAAAACCCACGTCCTGTTTGCATTTGGTTTTAGAATACCTAATCGTCGGATAATTAATGCTGATAAATCTAATCAATTCTACTTGGAAAAACTTCTTGTTTTCTTTGATAAGTTTTCTAGCGTTTCCGTATCCATTCAAGAAAGAACTGTTATAGCCTACTGGATCACGAGAAAATACCGAAGCCGTTGAACCTGTTTGAAAATCGGCCTGGTGCTTCATGACTTGAACCAGTTGTCTTACTGCTTCTGCTTCTAAACTATCACCTGTAGGATATGTGGTTATTTGTGTTTCTGTATTTCCGGTCGTCGGAGTGATCACAGATCCAGTAACAATATCTCCGATGATAGAAGACAAATAATTCAAAGTAGGAATGCTGAAAAATGCATCGGTCGGGTCGATGCTGCTTCCTTTGGCTATAACTTTCGTAGAGCGAAGCTCGTCTCCTAGAACTGCGGTATATGCTGGAACAATTATTGGAAGAGTTTCTTCGAAGCTTCCCGTAGTAACCTTTACTAAATTGTGCGGAACATCTCTCGCTGGAATATTACTAGAATCACCGTCTTCCAGAGCCTGCAGAACTATTCCTACTAGGCTAGTGATTGTTGGCATCACGCTGGGTTCCGCTACGAGATCAGTATTGATATATTGATCAGCTATGCTGGCAGAATCATCACCTACATTTTGATAGATTACTAATGGCGGTTCATTGTTTAAAACATTTTCTACCAGGTACAGCATGTATTGATAAGCAGCTATGCCCTCGTCGGCTTCTGCAACAAGCTGTAGATACGGTTGATTTTCAATAGGAGATGAAAATTCTCCTGGCTCTCCAAAACCACCAACGAAAGAAAGCGCGGCTGAGCGCATTTTTAAGTTTCCGCCGTGGCTGATATCCCAGATCAAACGATCGACAATGAATCCCACATCTCGTTCGCACTTGTATTCGTCATAGTCAAAAGATGTTGTGAACGGCGCTATATTATTAGTGATTTGATCTCTAATCCAAGCACTTACTTCTTTTTGTATAAAGATTCGATTTCTTTCTAAGAGATACTTAGCATTAGGATTTTTTGGTCCTTTTTCTATCTGTTCGCAGGCATATCTTACAGTTGCAAATGCCTTATCCAGAGTAGTTCCATGGACTGGAGCAGGTAGATCAGTACCGTCCGAACTTACAAAGTAAACATAGTCGACCTGGCCTAGGCTCACCCATTCGGGATCTTGCGTGCCTGCTCTCAGTACCTGACCTTCTGCTCCTATAGGTAATCTAGCTGGACCAGCGCCGCCATAATAAACCAGATCTCCCCTAGTAGTTAGCACACTAGTTTCAGAACCCACAGATAGTACGTTCCAATACAGACCCGATGTGTCCTGATCCGGTCTGCTATTCGCTGCTCCGCCACCTTGAGACCTTACAGACGAACCATCATCACCTTCTGATCTGTGTTTCTGCACACAGATAAACGCATTTGTGTCGTATCTTACCGCATCGCCGACTTCGTACTCACGATCATCTTGCCATTCTCCTCTCCAACTGATTCCGCTGACGAGTCTTTGGAAATAATCTAGGTTAGTGGGATGGGCTGCACTTATAGCGGTCATTGTTCCCGAGGCTGTAGTCGGGGTGAATGTAGATCCACCAGGTACTGTCGAAACAGTAAATGTATTTCCGTTGACCACTGAGCGGACATAGTATGTTGCCAGTTCGGCAACGTCGCCGAAAACAGTACCGCTGAATCTAATAGCGTTTCCTTCGACCAGGCCCGAAGTATTTCCTGTAAAATAATTATTAGATGAGTTAGTTGCTGTTACACTTCTAGTAGAGGAAGGAGAATCGGCGATCGCGATGTAGGCAGATCCGTTAACTCTTACAACATCACCTATTCTATAATTAACAGCGATGTCCCAGTCCGCTACCCAATTGAAACCTTCGTTGAACAGCGTCCAATTAGATGCACTGCTGCTAGGAACAGCTCCTACATGATTAGTTCTAGAAATATATAAGTTTCCGCCGTATTTTACTATATCGCCTGGCTGATATGGGGTTGTGTTCACCCAATCTGATTCAAATTCGATACCTTCTACAAACTGAGACCAGCTTCCTTCATTCGATACGAATGTAGCGCCACTGGTATGAGCACTAACGCAAATCCATAGGCCTGCCCCGTATTTTACCACATCATTGATTTTGTATCTCGTGGTAGAAGACCAATCGCTCTTGTATTCTATTCCTTCGTTGAACTCGTCCCACTTAGATTGATCTAATTCAAGACCATCTGTGATATTCGCAGCAGACACATGATGTTGATTACAGACGTAGGTTTTTCCTCCGTATCTTACTAGATCATTGACTTTGTATCTAGTTGAAACTGCCCAATCTTCTTTCCAATCAAATCCTTCAGCGAAAATATCCCACTTAGATTGATCCGATTCTAGTCCAAGGAGATCGGTGGCGGCAGAAGTATGGCTTTGATTCGAAATATATACTCGGCCTCCATATTTTACCAGATCGTTTTCTTTGTAAAACGTATTAGTAGACCAATCTCCTTGCCAATCTTGGCCGTCTGACATCTGATTCCATCTAGTTGGAACAACATCAAGATCTGTATAAAAATCTGCGGCAGCAGTATGCCCTATTTTACATATGTAAGTACGGCCGCCGTATCTGATAACGTCGTCAACGTAATAAATCGTTGATTGGGCCCAATCGCCTTTCCATACAAATTTAATTCTACCTAGTTTAAATTCTGCCATTTTTCACTCCGTACCTTATATTTACCAAATAATAAATCCTTATGATCTTCCGAAAGATCTATGGAACATGGTCTGGGCTAACATGCTTCCTCTTATACCAGATCTAGGTCCTTTGAAATCTAGCCTCGTTGGGAATAAAATAGATCCCCCAAGCGTGCTGTTGATCCTGTTTGGACCGACTAAAATCGTTCCTGCGATAAAGCTGGAAGTTGCGATTTCTGCACCACCAACACTCAATCTGTTTGAGAGATATCTAGAAATGGCTCTCTGAGTGGGAACAATATTATTTGAATCTTCTATAAACAGCGGATCGGTTGAAAATTCTCTAATAACGGCTCCGGTTCCGCCTACTCTGATTCCTCCCAATCTCAACTCTGTCAACCCGCTAAAATCGAAAAAGTCCGCACTGATTGTTACTATTCCGGTCGCTTGTTCTACAGCAAACAATTCTCCGCAACGGAAATTACCACTTTGATCTGTCGTTGTGTAGAAAACCCGGCCGCCCTGCTCTTCCCTGATTTCGTCTTCCGGTGCTGATAAGAACAATCCAGAATACAATTCAGGATAGTTAGTTTCGAAGAAATTTCCAGTACCGACATCTAGGAAATCGTGTCCTGTAATTCTACACTGACTGTATCTCGATCTAATTTCTGCAGAGGTTCCGTGTTCTAGGAAATTTTTAACCTTAAGTTCGGGACTGACTCTAAATATCGCGCTGAGATTGCCGCTCGTACCTCCCAATTCTTGTATCGTTACAATCGTATAGATTTGCGGATTTCCGGCAAATGTTATTTGAGCTCCTGGCCCAGGATATCGCTCTATTCCGTTCAATGTTACAAATTTACCAATCGGTCTTATATCAGCGAATCCGTTTCCTGTTATAGATACTCTTGTGCTGGCTGTCCTGTATCCGCTACCCCTGTTGATCCATGACGGTTCTGCAAGAACACCGTCCGCGACCCTTAGATCAAACAGAGCGTCAGAGCTTCTATTGGGATCTATCAACTCTACTGTTGGTTGATCATTGTATCCTGACCCGCAATTAAATAATCTCAATTCTCCAATCACACCACTGCCAACACTTACTCTACCCTTAGCTCTTGTGCCTGTTCTCACTTTGCTTACGTGATTTGTTAATGTTCCAAGAGCTATCCACACAGGCGTATTTTTGCCTAGCGTCGAATCTTCAGCTTGAGTGTAAGGATTACCATAGGCCACATCGACCCATAGATCGCTAGACGATAGTTCTCTACCAGTCCATACTATTCCGTCGGGAGAAGTAGCTGCAAAAGTACTGTCAATCTGAGCAAGATCATCGCCTACCACTCTACCGCCTGTGTCGCCAACTGCAAAAAATACTCCGTTGGCATATCTAATTTTTTTCCAGTTGTGTGCTGTGGAACCATCTTGGCTAGCCATAGTTGCCGGAAACCATGTAGCGGCATCAAAGCTGTATGCCACATCGCCTTGAGATGAAATAGCCACAAATCTATTATTTCCGTATGCCACAGAAACCCAATCTCGCTGGCTAGAGTCCTGGATGACATCCATGATAACTCCGGTCCATGTTATTCCGTTGCTGCTATAGGCTGCGATGTTCTGTGTATTTGCTATTGCTACAAATAGATTTTTACCATAGGTTATATCGATCCAGTCGTTAAATGTAGAATCTCCGACAACGGGCATGCTGGCCTGTGTCCAAGAAGTTCCGTTAGTAGAATAAGCAGTCCTAAAATTATTACCGCTGCTAGCGACCGCCACGAATCTATCTCCGCCATATGCTACTGCTTCCCAGTCTCTACTAGAAGGCAAAGTTCTTGCGGTCCAGTTAATACCATTGAGAGAACTTGCGGCAGTGTTGCTGCCTTTAGCTATAGCGACAAATCTATTGTTTCCTGCGGCAACATCTTGCCATGCTGCTGTCGAAGGCATCACAGTCGGTGTCCATGTTTCTCCGATCGATGAGTAAGCAGCTTCGTCGCTTCCTGTGGCTATCACTACGAATTTTCCGCTGGTGGCTTCTCCTTCGAACCCAAAAGTTGTAATAGCATTGGTACTGTCATCGGTAGTTCCGGTGACTGTTATTGTGATGTTATTATCAGGAATAGTTCCGCCTAGAGCAGTTCCTTGTATAGTAATAATATCACCTACTGCATACCCGGCACCGCCGTTGACCAAGGATACACTGGAATAACTCCTTCCTGTCCTAATTATATTGAATCTTGCTGCTGTCGGTATTAGGCCGTCGTCCGGTACTACTGATCCGGTTCCTAGACCAGATGCCACATTTGAATATGTTTCTGTGGTCTCTCCGTATACGACACAATTCCATGCAGCAGTATCTGGCAAATTATATAAAAGAGATGAATAAGCAGGATCACTGAATATTACTCTCGGTTCGATCCTATATACTGTAGAAGTGTCAAGAGGTATCTTTAAAGCTGTTCCGGACACCAAATGATCCCATCCTGGTTGATCATCGCTTTCTCTTCGAACAGTTACTATTTTAGTGCCAGTATTGTATCCAGAAATATAACCATATTGACCCGTTCCTGTTCCGCTGACTAATATTATTCTTTTTCCAAGATAATCCGCTTGACTGTTCTGATCATTAGAAGCTATGGTGAGTCCTGTTAGATCAGTTGATGAACTAACACTGACTTGCGCATTGTTTTGTATGATAGAGTATCCGCTTCCGCCTAGAGACTGTGTTACTGACTGCGGTGTGCTATCTAATAGAACCGCGGTGAATATCGCATCATCTCTGAAATCTTCGAATACTACCTGAGCATTGATTCCCGAACCAGTAATCGTTGCATTAGCTTGGGTATAGTTTTGTCCAGCCGTACTCCACTCTAGGACCTGTATTTCGTCAACGAATTCACCAGAAAACGCAGATGCTACTATGGCCTGTTGATTTCGATTGTTAACCACTGCCGGAGATGGTGTCTCTGTATCGTCTACACCGTCAGCTATCGCACCATATTTTCCATATGAGCAATTACCATTAGTGGCCCTGATTATACCTCCATTTTTAGCTAGGTATCCCACATGGCAGTAGTATGTAAATACCGAAACTAGTTCTGCACGACCGCCATTTTGTACCCACGCTCCTACTCCGTCGCTGAGTACCTGGGTAAAATCGTTAGAAACGATAGATTTATTTCCACTATTGTGTAAAGCACCGTCGATCTTTTGTCCTATACACCCAGTTCCTATGGTGGTCACTCCTTGGATATATGGAGAACGTGTGTTAATCCAACACCTGTTATCGCTAGGTCCCCATCCCGGATCTAGACTAACATAGGATGCGCCGGTAGGAATCCGATAAAGGTCAAAAACATTTGGGGGAGATAATTGCCCTGTTAGTCCTTTGAGCGTGCAGTCTCTTACACCTGTAGCATCTCTGACATAAAACATATCTTCGAGTTGAGAACCTAGCACAGCATTGCGATAATATCTAGCGGCTAAAACTGTTTTATAATTGCCAGGATAAATCAAATCATATTGTATGGCTTCTACGTATCGTCTTACGTCTCTCTTGCATTGGTCTGTATCAAATTTTAAAGCTACTGTAAATGTAGCTGTACCAGAAGAAAGATTAAAAGGAGTCGTATCGCCGATGTTTTCTATGATCCTAAATGAATTCGAGCTTACCACTGAATGCACATAGTAAGTATTTCCAGCTGTTATACCTCCACTTACATTTCCCGAAAATACTATAGGCAAGTGTTCAACCATCCAACTAGTATCGTCGGCTATGAAAACATCAGTGGAGCCTACAGCAGAAGTTACTATTGTTGAATTTAAAGAAACCACTCTCGCTACTGCTTCTTCTGCTAGAAAATTCTTATTGGCTTCTAAAATAGCAACAGCATTTAGTCTTCCCTGTATGGTAGTAGCATCATTAGACCCGGAGATAGTAGGAGGAACTCCGGTACTGTTTACATAAAAATCAATATAAGAAATTATATCCAGTATCCTCTGCCTAACGAAGTTTGCTGCTTCTCCTCCACCGGTTATTTGTTGAGGTGGAGCTGTGTCGGTAAACAATAAAACTATGTCCAACGGATTCTCTGGGGTTTTAGCAGGAACAGCTCCTACTATTACAGCTTCGAGAATTTGAAATAATCTGTTTAATGCCTGTATCGTATAGGTCGGATCTATAGTTAATTTAGTATTGGCTGGTTTAGCGATAATCGAAGTGCTTCTTAATTCATCTCCTAATACCACAGTCCGAGCCGGAACTATGATTGGCAAAACTTCCTCGAATGATCCCGTTGAGACTTTTACGGTGGTAAATCCAGTAAATCCGTCATCTGCACGTTCGCAGGCGAATCTCACAGTCCGGTAAGGATTAAAAGGGCTTATACCTCTCTGAGGATCCAATGGATCATCTACTCCGACAGTAGATACATAGAAAAACCTTTCCTTTGATCCCCAGTTGCTATAACTAACGCTACCGTCGTTTACGATGACTATTTCACCGGTGTTTCCTTTTGGAACCCTTGTATTTCCGAATGTGCTGGTATCTCCAGCTAGCCCTCTGCTGAGATCGTAGGTTAATAGATCTCCTCGCTGCGTCATACCTATATTTGGTCCTGCCTGTAGTACGAGATCCCAATATTCGAATCCCGAACCGTTATCACCAGGATAGTTTTGAGAGCTAGAATAATGAGAATAATTTGCTCTATAGGTATTACCAACAAATTTTACAATATCTCCCACTACATAAAAAACATTCTGATCCCAATTTCCTCTGAAATTATGCCCTTCTACCAACAGCTCCCAATTAGTGGAATCTAAGTAATCTAGAGAACTACCGTCAGCGGTAGTATCTAATAAGGCCACATAGAGATTTCCACCTCTATGCACCACATCACCGGTTTTATATGATAAGCTGCTGTTCCATACTCCTCTGAAATTCGTTCCTCGAACTAGAATTTCCCAATCAATCGGATCTTCTCGATCTTCTTGTTGATAGATATTAGATCCTCCGGGAACGCTACCTTGATTTACTGTTAGGCTATAGTAAAGATATCCGCCGTGTCTTACAACATCACCCTGTTTATAAGTCACATCGGTGTTCCAGTCGCCTGATAAAACTGTGCTATCTTCACCTATGGCTTGGAATTTAAAGCCTGGAAATTCTAATAACCAATGTTCTTCTATATCAAAATAAACTGAGGAATCCAGCGCAGATTCGTGTTCTTTTTTACATCTCCATACAGTGCCGCCGAATTTTACTAGGTCGTTGACCCGGTAAACAGTCTGAGATTGCCAATTTCCTCTATATTGAATATTTTCGAATAATATTTCCCATTTGTCTAGATCAGGAACTAGAGAAAAATTTACATTATCGGATCTATGTCCTTGGATGCATCTATAAACTATACCGTTATACTTTATAACATCGCCGATGCCGTATCTTGTGTCTCCTTGCCAATCTTGACGAAATTTATCTTGGTCCGAATATACGATCCAGTTTGATATGTTATCGTCAAATACTGCTGTAGAAGTGTATGAACCCACACAAAGATATAATACCCCGCCATAAAAAGCGATGTCTCCGATGTTATACAAAGTCGATGACTGCCAAGAATCTCTCCATGTGTATCCATCAGTCATTTTAATCCATGCTGGACTTGGATTTGTTTCGCCTGGAAAAATAAAATTTAAATCTGTGTAAAAATTAGCAGCAGATGTATGACCTCTAATACAGACCCAGCTTCCGCCGCTGTACTTGATCACATCGTCTTTTTTGTAAAGAACGTTGGTCGTCCAGTTTCCTCTCCAAGTATACCTAAATTTATTAATTTTAAATTCTGACATTTTCTATTTCCAATTATCCGTTTGACGACACACCTTCGGGGTATTCATAACCGCTGAACAATCGTTGAACAAAAACACCTTCTTCATCGATGTAATAAAAAGCAGCTCTACTATCCCATCTGTATTGTGGATACTTTAAATTTGCAAAAAGCTGCTCGTGATCATCATCTATACCATCAAAAAAATCTATTCCTGCTTCAAAATCGTCAAAATTTCCTTCGGGGCCGCCGGGAGTATTGATATCATAAGAATCTTTATCAATCAATTGATCTGATCTTACTAAAAATAATTCCCCATCTTGATTCCTTCTCAGAGCATAAAAATATTGCGGACTGGGTCCTAGTATATCGTCTGGGGTTCTACCAAAATAATAAGCTGACATATGATTCTTCCTTATGATATTTCGACATAACTGATAGTCACGTCTACGCTATTTTCTACTGTGCTAGAAATCCTAATTCCTGCAGTCTCTGGAATGATTAATTTTTCTCCGCCGGTTATTAATTTGACTGCGGTATTAGGTGGAATTATGACATTTTTTACATACAGAGCAGGAGCACTGTCTTCGTTGACAACAAACACATCCACAGACACAGTTTCATACAGCGTAGTATTGGCTAGATTGCAACCTATAACTGTAGCTCGGATTCCTTCGGCGATCTGTAAAACATCTACCGGTGTTTGTCCTATACTGGTTGCTGTTGACATTCTAAATACGGTTGGCATAGTTCTCTTATCCTAAAATTAGCGCATATATCGCTGCGATTTCGTTGGCATCATTTTCTGATACCGCTCCAGACGAACCTGCCGGGTTAGCCCAGGCATTACCATCCCAAACTTCAAGAGCCTTAGAATTTGTATTGTATCTAGTCATTCCGGTTACAGCATATGCCGTGGGTCTCTGCGCATCTGTTCCCACTGGCGGTACGAATGCATTTGTTCCGGCGATTTTAAAATAACCGTTTCCTGTGTGAACTATTTCAGTCACAGCGTTTACTGAAATATTTGTAATAATATTATTAGTAATTCTTAGATTGCCTAATCTAACTCCGCCTGCAGCGTTGCCGTCAATGAATAAATCTTGACCTGGTTGCGTGGTAATCTCATTATTTCTTAAAATTATATCTCCGACATATAATTCAGGTATGTTTATCGTCGTGGTATAAAAATTGTTGGCATATATATCATTCCATCGAAAAGTAGGACTTCCTAGATCATATAAATCGTCTGTTTCAGGAACTATATCACTTTGGATGCTGGCATTTATCGTGATAGTGTCTGTTGATTCATCGCCGATGATGATATTTCCGCCTATGGTAATAGAACCAGTGGCATTTACATCGCCGCTGACATTTAAATTTCCGGATATATTAGTATTGGCCTGTAATGATACGATACCAGTTCCGTTAGGTCTTATTTCTATAGAACTGTTGGTATTTTCGGTAGAAATTACATTACCTTGTATTTGAAAATCATCAACTACTAATCTTGAATGATAAACTGTAGCTTCTCCTCCCGAAGCTGCAAAGTTAATTACATTTGATGAACTGAAAATATTATTAGAATTTATAGTGATCTGAGACACAGTCAATTCTGTGTTGATCTGCAGTGTGTCTGCTCTAATCGTTCCGTTTACATCTAAGTCGGTAGCAGGAGAGGCTGTATTAATTCCGATGCGAGAATTATTAACATCGAGATAAAGAAGGTCGGTCTCAAAGGCTAGATCAACCCCATCACGGATAAGGTTGGCCTTTAAGAGCGGACCCGAAATTCGACCAATAGCCATTCGCTCTCCTATCTACCCCGTGTTTCACGGTTAACCACCTTACATTGCGGGTTTACCACAGTTTAATCATATGAAAGATGGTCGTCTTTCATAATCGTAAGTATTTATGCAGATTGGAAATTATCCCAATACTAGAGCTCTAGTAATGGCTAATTCTGTCATTAGGCCAGTTGTGACCACAGCACCTGGACCAGTCGCTACAATGTATGAATCGCCGTCGAAACATTCTAACAGACTTAACTCGGTATTCCATCGAGTTTCACCTATTTCATTGTATGGGCGTTCGGCGTTATTTCCGTGAGGAATTGCGAAAGCTGAATTACCTTGTATACGTATATAACCAATTCCAGTAGATACAACAGTTAATGGCATGTTATCTATCGATTGTGAATTACCGTACTGATTCCGGAGAATCAAATCATTGAGAACATAGGGCCTAATAACCGTATGATACCACAATTGTTCATTTAATGTAGCGGCATTTTGTGCGGCTATCGATAAAATTTTATTAGAATCGTCAGCGTTTAAAACTCCTGGATTATCTAGATCGTTCCTTATATCGCCTAACCGGGCTGTTCTAAAACTTTCTACCACAGACCCCGGACCAGTAACTGTTAATTCTTTTCCGGAAACTAGGGTATTCCATACCGCTGCTAACGGATCGCCTGCGACTGCTTGATCTATTCCGGCAGCGACCAACGATGGATCGATATCTAAAATACTGATTAAATTCGTGATGGTATTTCCGTTGATGTTTAAAGATTCTACAAAATTATTTCCGGAATCGGAATTGATAATGACATCATCATTTGATTGGACCGTGATTATCTGATTACCGCCTATTCCGTCAACCAGCAATTGATCGCTGACTAGAGCGTTTTGAGGTCTGATATTTGTAATATTACGCCAATCAGTAATATGTGCTTCTGACCATCTTTTAGAAATTGCTCCGAGGTCATAAGTAGAAGTCATTCCGGGATTGATGTCTTGGGTAAAATCTGTCTGTATCACCACTACGTCTAGAGGACTATCACCAATAAAAATATTACTGGTCGTGTTTAAATTTCCAGTCAGACCTATATTTCCGGTTACAGCTAGATTTCCTACAATATCTGTGTTGGCTTCTAGATTAACATTTCCAGATCCGCTGGGATTAAAGGTAATATTCGAATTGTTTGTTGAATATAAAACATTATCTGTGAAAAATATTATAGGTTCATAAGATCCGTTAATCGTACCTAATCTATCAAATATAGCTGTAGGATTAGGTCCTGCAGGAGATATTTCTATTGGACCCACAGCAGTGGTGAAAATATTATTTTGTACGACTATGTTATCAACATACGCATTATTACTAGCTTGCCCGAAGTTTGATCTAGCCGAGGAATTAACATCGAGATCGTAGATAGGTGTTTCTTGATTAATACCTATTCGGTCATCACTGACATTTAAAAATAATAGATCCGTATCTAGCGGACCATTTCTAAAAGTCAAATCGATGCCATCTCGGATTAAGTTATCCGATAACAGTTTTCCGCTGATTCTACCTAGTTGTGCTACAAACGGTTCGGGCATAGTCGCTCCAAATCTTTTGTATTATTTATTGAAATTAGTTGCTATATCCGTAGTAGACTGTTATTGATTTGTCTAAAGGTACCGGAGAAGTAAATTTAATGTACCATCCGTCGGCATACGGAGCGTAAGGTCCTGTTAGGCTTCCTCCGACACTTTGTTGTACAGTAAAATTATCACTGGAAATTTGAAAAACATTTTCGACCAACACGATTAAATTATCGTCGCTGGCAGTGTATGCATTTATATGTCTTTCATCGGTAAGCAGAGGACCAAAAACTGTTTCTGTATAGTCTCCTGGACCTAGGGTTTGTTTGACTATGGTTTCTGCTGCGGTAGACCTAATTATCTCCCATCTGCCATCCATTAACGCTTCGATGCTATTAGTTTCTATATTATATCTCATGGTTCCATCGGCATATTCGTCGTCGACCTGTGTTGCAGGCACACCAGGCCATCTGCCTTTGGTAGGATCCGGTCGTTGAGCTGTTGTTCCAGAAGGAATTCTTAATCCTCCTGTGAGATTCATTACAGCTCTTCCAAACTGGTTGGTAAAAAAAGTCTGATCAGTAGGACTAAATTTTGAAATATTTTTTTGTTTTAGAAATTTCATACTGGCAAGGTGCTTACAGTTATACTGAGCAGATTAGATTGGCTAGCAGTAGCCCTGATTTGATTACCGTTATCTAGTACCACACGTTCTTCAGAAAGAAATACAGTTTCCCCTGCCGGAATTATTAAATCTTTTATTATGGTATTCGCTGTGGTACTTACATTGTTAGGAGCGATTGATGTAATATTTAGAGTCAATGTGCAGCTATTTACTGACTCATCGGTTAGGTTCGGTGCGCCTGTATTACAGATTATAATCGTAGTAATAGCATTGGTTCCCGAGCTCTGATAAATTAAAGTATCTCCAGTTCCTGTTAATTGCGCACTTGTAATCATTGTCTTCTCTTAAAATAACATACTGAACAGTAATGCTTTGTTTTTACTTATTAATTCTCCGTTGGTATTAGAATTTGAAAACCACAATCCGGTAGTACCAATCGAAGGATTATTGCTAAAAAGTATTGAAGCGTTTATTACGGGAGATGGAATAGTAGGAATTGTTTCTAACTGTAATGCATAATTAGTCTCTAATTTTCCAGTTCCTTGTGTTCTTATCAATATATTTTCGTTGGTTACACCTGTCTTTGTAGTAATTTCATAATTATTAAATTCTAATCCAAATATTTCTGTTCTATTAGTGAAAAATTGAGCGTTTAATAATCCGTCAACGATTACTGATATCGCGCTCTCTCCCACAGTTGTAAACCCTGTGGTATTTTCAAAAAAAGCCGATGAACCAGCTATTGACGGATCTGGAGGTATAACATCTAAATCTTTATCTACACCAATGACTCTTGTATTATTGGCTACTATTTGAAATGACGGTTGACCAATAATAGCGTCGTCTACATATTTTTTATTTGGAATATCGTCGTCGTCTGTGACTTGTAGCTCGTAATTTAATGTTCCTGATACTTTTACTACACCCGTACCTGTTCCGATCAATGTCAAATCACCGCTGTCGGTATCGGAGTTAGTTCTTATATATCTTACTTTGATCGCACTGTCAATAAAATTAAAAGGGCCGGGAGCGGCCCCTCTAGTGATCAACCATGTGTCATCTGATTCGTCAAATAAAATGCTGGCCGAGGGGAGTGTTCCTCTATCAATTTGTATTCCAGAATATTGAAGAGTTACTCCTCCCCCGGGGCTGTAGGTAGTTCCAGTCTCACCAAAATTTAAAACGATCACGTTGTCTTTGACGTTTAAATTATCAGCAGATACAGTTAATGTATCTCCAGTGACAATTAAATTACCAGTAACTCTCACTATGCCGACATTTTCGCCGGTGTCGAAGAGAATCGTGCCATTTTCGGCAGTTTTAATAGTGTAATCACCGCTGGTTTGAACTACCTGTCCCATTTAATTTCCTAAATTATAATGCAGTTAAGACTATGATGTCGCCAGTAGAATCTTCGAAATCGCTCATCTGCCATAGATATTTGTTGCCGCTGAAATCAGTAGCGACACGCTTGGTGATTTTAGCTATCGCTACGGCAGAGGCATCGTCTCCTGCATCTGTATAACCCGTCATCCGCATCTGTCCATATGCGCTAGGCTGCGCTGATTGTAGTACTGCAGTTACATACGCAGATGTCGTACCGATATCTCCGTCTCTTACTACACGGAATGTCCTAGCGCCTCTCTGTTTTAAAATTACTCCGTCGGTTCTTAATGCTGAGTCATAGAATTCAACTCTGATACCGGCTCTAGCATCGGGTGGAGTTGCTGTACCGAATGTGTTAATCGAATCAATACCAAATACGTCTTTTCTTAGTGGTCGTCCCATTGTTTTCTCCTTGTTTAGAAGTCCGATGCGGGTTCTAACCGCTACGCTGTGGGTACAGCATAAGTCTATCGACTAATCTGACTGTGTATTTAGCTCTGAGACAGCAAGGCCATCATTTCTAATTTGCTGACAGTAGATACCACTCTATTGATAGCTGCTATTTCTTCTTGGGCATCTTCTAGGAATTTTTTCTTGTGGGTCTGCCGATAAAATACCAGAGCGATAGAATGATTCTGGATGTGTGTTTCTATGATAGATTCGATACGATTTACATCATGCCGAAACATGGGAAATCTACGTTTCCATACAGTGATCTGTTTACGTAGTTCTGCGAAATCTTGTTCTGATTCTACCTGCATGAGATATTTAAGCCAAACAAAAAGGCTCCGGAGAGCCTTTTTGATTTTACTAGATATTTTGCCGATTAAGCAAAACGTAGTGCTGAAGATGTAACTGCAACCTTACCTAGGTAGTCAGCGGCATTACCCAGAGATGAAGCTGTGTTGGTCAATTCTACATAACCATAACGAGTCATAAAGCTAACGACTGGTTCGAAGGTCGATGGATCAAGCACAACACCGCTGCTCATCAGAGGGATGTATGGGCAGTAGAATGCAGGAGCATCAGATTCGCTAGAACCTTTGTAGCCAATTAGAACATCGTCGCTTATGGCGTAGCCATTAACATAAACACGCATAGCACTGTTTAATGTTCCAACGAACTTGGTGTTCGTTGGAGCTTCGAACGTACCTTCTGTTGTTCTTGCGAAAGCAGAAGTTGTTGCGCTCTGTAGCAGTGTTAGGACTGTTGGGGAAACAACAGCATAATTACCAGCACCACGACGTGTACGCTGGGCGATCAGGTTGCTGACTCGATTGATCTGTACAGCTAGAGCAGCGTGCTCGTCACCAACGAATGTAGCAGTACCAGATACAGCACTTTGATCATAGGTCAATGCAGCAGTACCAGCTAGACTCATCAAAGAAGCGATCACTTCTTGGTCGATTTCAGCTGTGATTTCCTGTGCTAGAGCAGCCATGATTTCTGCTTCGATGTCAATGCCTTGTTGTGCTTGTGCATCTTGTGCAGCTTCAAATGTCCAGCGAGCAGACAATTTACGTGTCTTGGCTTCGACTGTTTGCTTCAAGATCTGGATGCTTAGTCTATTTCCAGCGACACCTTCCAGAGCGGCAGTTGAAGCTGCTTTATCTGGTGCGGCTCCCGAATAGCCTTCTGCGATCTTGAATGGGCTCAGTGCTTCTTCGCCAGCCACTGTCGAAGTACCTGGACTACCATTGAACGTGTCTGAATAGCGAACACGTAGAGTATGGATCTGGCCAACGGGTCCAGTCATTGGCTGTACGCCAACCAGTTCATTAGCGATGACCGTGGGCATCACACGTCTGATCACTGGAAGGATCACACGATTTAGGGTTGCAACGTTGCCAGCGGATGTAGCACCAGCGGTAGCACTCTCTGCCAAATACTTG